AGAAATTGAAGAGTTTATGGGTGATGTTGAAACATTCAACATGGAACGTGCTAAAAGACGTTTTCTTAACTCATTAATTCAAGGTGCCGCATTCAAGGGTGGACACATGTTTAACTTAGTATCTACAGAGTTAAATCAAATTGACCCTCGTTTGATGAATCTATACACTGTAACACAAGCGTTAATGGAACACGCATATTGGTTGTACCCTGATATGGAAGGTATGGCCGGTGGAGGTGGTGGTCAAATGGGTCAAGAAGAAATTGATACTGAAACTGACCCACCAACAGTAAAGGCGAGAGCAATGACTTTCCCCCTTTTAGTACACGAATTGGTTAAAGGTGTTTATGAAGTATTTGGTACTCATGGATTACCTGATGACCCAAGACAACAAGAAATGGTTATGAAGGCTGAAGATACTTTACCAGCTGAGATTTGGGACTCTCGTTTAGGTCCAATCTTCTGGGAAAAATTCATGGCGGCATATCCAATGGAATTGTTTGAGGATGATATGAAACACATCCAACACTACCTGTTTATGAGATTCTCCAAATTAAATGCAGAGGAATTTTTCAGAGTGGCTAAACTTATCCTTTCAGGTAACCCACAAGGGAATCAATTCATTCAAAGAATGGTTGATGAAATTGTTAAAGAATTAAATGAGTACGAGGCTGAACAAGCTTACTCATCAGACGACGATGATTTAGGTGATGATGACCTTGATGATTTATTAGGTGGCTTGGGGATATCAAGAAGCTAATTAATCTAATTGATGTCTAATTTAACAAAAGAACAAGTTTTAATTGAATATGTTAAATGTCAGAAAGACGTACAATACGCCTTAAAGACCTATCTACAGACTTACGATAACACAGCGTCTCGTTACGTACCGTTAGAGTTATTCCCTGACCAATTATCATTATTACAGGATTACGAAGAGTATAACGAAAACATTGCGTTAAAATATCGTCAGGCGGGTGTATCAACCGTAACCGCAGCTTGGATATCAAGAAAATTAGTTTTTGCTAAAAAACTTAAACCAGAAAAAATTCTTATTATCGCGAATAAATTGGACACCTCTTTAGAGATGGCTAATAAAATTCGTGCATTTGTTGGTCAATGGCCAAGTTGGACAGGTGTTGATTTTGCACCTGAAAAAAACTCTCAAAAACATTATAAGTTAACTAATGGTTGTGAGGTTAAAGCCGTTGCAACATCTAAGGATGCCTTACGTGGATTTACCCCTACGATTCTTGTATTTGACGAAGCGGCGTTTATTGAAGCCGATAGTGACTTCTGGGCGGCTTGTATGGCATCACTATCTACGGGTGGTAAGGTAATCGTTGTGTCTACACCTAACGGATACGACCCAATTTATTACGAGATTTACGACCAAGCATTGAGGAACATGAATGACTTCAAGATTACCGAGATGTATTGGTTTAGAGACCCTCGTTACGCCAGAGATTTATATCTTGTTAAGACTGACGATATTATCCATTATTTGTTAAACAAAGAAGAATATAGTGAAAAGGATATTATCAGTTGGGAGGAAAAACCATTTAAAGAACGTGATTACGAAGAATTAAAAGAATTAATGAATCAAGGTTACAAACCAAGTTCCACATGGTTTGAGGCAATGGTTAAGAAATTAAAATACGACAAACGTAAAGTTTCTCAGGAGTTGGAATGTAACTTCTTGGGTTCAGGTGATAACGTATTTGATTCTAAATTAATGCAAACTGTTCGTGAGAATATGATTCGTGAACCTGGTAATAAGATGATGGGCAACGCTTTATGGATATGGAAGGAACCTGTTGTTGGTCATAAGTATGTGATGGGTGTCGATGTTAGCCGTGGTGATAGTGAGGACTTTAGTTCATTCCAAATCATTGACTTTGATGAGAGGGAACAAGTCGCTGAGTTCGTTGGTAAATTACCTCCAGATACAATGGCCGAGGTTTGTTACAAATGGGCTAATATGTATTCTTGTTTTGTCGTAATTGATATCACTGGTGGTATGGGCGTCTCTACATCAAGAAAATTACAAGAAATGAATTTCAAGAACTTGTATGTGGATGGTGTGGATAGTACCAACAAATGGAAGTATGACCCAAAAGCCGCTGAAAAGATTCCTGGTATTAACTTTAACAACAAACGTGTTCAAATCATTGCTTCTTTTGAGGAGGTGATGAGACACGGATTTAGAATCTATAGTAGTCGTTTGTATAACGAGATGAATACTTTTGTTTATATCAACGGTAGACCTGACCACCAAAAAGGTCACCACGATGACTTAATCATGTCAATTGCCATGGCAACTTATGTTGCCGAATCATCGTTCGCAAACTTAACCAAAGTTACCGAACACACAAAAGCTATGATTGAGTCTTGGTCGGTTAATTCAAATACACAATCACATGAAGCTATTAGTTTTAATCCTGTAATACCACACGCTCAAGAAAGGATTCGTCAATATGGGGGTCAAAATATCAGTAGAGAAGATTACCAAAGATACGGTTGGTTATTTGGTGTTAGATAATATTTATAAATAAAATTAAGATGGGACTAGTACAACGTAAAAAATCAGGAAACAAATTTAATGGTTCAAAATTAAATGTTGAGGGTAAGGGTATTAGTACCGTTAAACCTGGCGGTAACAATATAATAAACAGACAAAGAGGTAGTGATAATACAGGTGAAGTCAATAGACCAACCAACTCTTAACTATTTAATTATTGATATTTAGAATTAGATTTACTACATGGAAAATAATAATAAACAATATACTGTTTGGCAGAGGTTAACACAAGCCTTTGGTCCTAATGCGTTATTAAATCAGGACTACCCAACTTATAAATTAGATAAGAAAGAATTACTTAGAACCACGTCTAAGCAAGAGTATGAGATGGAGAAACTCCAAGCTCAACAAACTTATTACTTAGCGAACAACTGGACTAAGATTGAAAGTAATTTATATACACAAGCCGTTTATTATGAACCAACTCGTTTGGCATCATTTTATGACTATGAATCTATGGAATATACCCCTGAGATATCTGCGGCGTTAGATATCTACGGTGAAGAATCCACAACTGCTGACCAAAATGGTTACATGTTACAGATTTATTCTGAATCAAAACGAATCAAATCAATTCTTGTTGATTTATTTAACAACGTATTAGATATTAACACCAACTTACCTATGTGGACAAGAAACACTTGTAAGTATGGTGATAACTTTGTTTACTTGAAACTCGACGCTGAGAAAGGTGTTGTAGGTTCAATGCAATTACCAAACATAGAGATTGAACGTCTTGAAAGAGGTATGGCCGCTAAGTCAGCGAATGTTGACGAACCGAAAGAAAACAAAGGTCTACGTTTTAAATGGAAAGCCAAGGATATGGAATTTAATTCTTGGGAAATTGCTCACTTTAGATTGTTAGGTGATGATAGAAAACTTCCTTATGGTACGTCTATGTTAGAAAAGGCAAGACGTATTTGGAAACAACTTTTATTATCTGAAGACGCGATGTTGATTTATAGAACATCAAGAGCACCTGAAAGAAGGGTTTTCAAGGTGTATGTTGGAAACATGGACGACAAAGATGTTGAACCATATGTACAACGTGTCGCTAACAAATTCAAAAGAGACCAAGTGGTTGACTCAAAGACTGGTAATGTCGATATGAGATTTAACCAAATGGCTGTTGACCAAGATTATTTTATCCCTGTTAGAGACCCTGCAGCACCAAGTCCGATTGACACATTACCAGGTGCACAGAACCTAGCGGAGATTGCCGACATCGAATACATCCAAAAGAAATTATTAACAGCTCTTCGTGTCCCTAAGGCGTTCTTAGGTTTTGAAGAAGTTGTTGGTGATGGTAAGAACTTATCCCTTATGGATATTCGATTTGCGAGAACAATTAATAGAATCCAAAAATCGATGATTGCCGAGTTAAACAAAATCGCAATCATTCACCTATTCTTATTAGGTTTTGAGGATGAGTTATCAAACTTTACATTAGCTTTAACAAACCCATCTACACAGGCGGATTTATTAAAGATTGATGTATGGAAAGAAAAATTATTAGCTTATAAAGATGCTGTTACCGCAATCGAAGGTATTGCACCTGTATCTGTAACATGGGCTAAAAAACATATTTTAGGTTTCTCTGATGAAGAGATTAAACTTGACCTACAACAACAACGTATTGAGAAAGCCGTTGGTGCTGAATTAACTAACACTGCAACAATCATTTCTCATACAGGTGTATTTGACAACATTGACAAACTTTACGGTTCTAAATCAGGTTCTACTGAGAACGCAGGAGGAGCCGGAGCACCACCACCTCCAGGTGGAGACATGGGGGGTGACTTAGGGGGTGACTTAGGGGGTGGAGCACCACCGCCGCCACCACCATCAGAAGGTGGAGGTCCTGAATTAGCTCCTGAATCAACAGAACGAGATAACTTAAATATTTTATTAGAATCTGACGGTTTATTTGAGGAAGATTCCTTTATTGATTTATCTAAAGCAAGAAATTCTTTAGGTATTATGGAACAACAATTAAGTAAACTTCTAAAAGATTGATATTTATTATAAAAACACGATGATGAACTTTGGAATTATTAAATCAAGAATAGAACACACTCTTTTAGAATCTTACAAAAAAGGTACTTTTAAAGAGGATATGAAGAACTTTAAAAAATTAGTTTTAGAGAATAAAAACATCTCTAAATTATATTACCTATACGATGATTTATCATCAAACAAAGGACTTCATTCAGAGATAGTTAATGATTACATTAATGAAAGTGTTACCATTTACGAAAACACTTTAAATAAAGTTACAGGTAACGATATTAATAAAATTCTTGGTTGGGTAGGTTCCCCAAAAATTGATAACAGCTACGAAGTTATTGATAATTTGTTCAGTACAAATATCTTAACAATCGAGAACAGAATCCAAAGTAAAAAAATCATTTCTGAAACATTAAAGAAAAAACCTAACGTAGTTAAGGAGTCAGTAAACATTCCTTTAAGTACTATGGTTAATGTTGCAAACAAAACAATTTCTAATTACATAGATTCATTAAACGAATCTGAAAAAGCTGAACTTACTAAATTATTATCTGAAAGTGATGATAAATTAGAGAGTGAGTTTAATGTTGTTAAAGAAAGTGTTATTGGTAAATTAACAGAAATGAAAAATTCTGAATCTGACAAATCAACTCAATCAAGAATTGAGGAGACTTTAAATAAGGTAATTTCGGAAAAGTACGACAAATTATCGTACTTCAAATTGAAGAATCTTAACGAGAATATTTAATCGTTATTTGATTTAAATTTCTTTTGGACGTATTTTGCCTTCATCAGTTGTTGTCTTTTCTTAACTGATTTCTTAACAAATTCCTTACGGTTGTTCAATTCTGAACTCTGTCTTGTCTTTATCACCTTGCTTTTATATATTTTCAAGGCTTTCTCTATACTTGTCGATTTTTCTACTTTTACAATTAACATACTTAGTTATATTAGGTTTTTGACTCTATAAGTAAATATTCGTATATTTTTAAAAAATAAACATGGAAATTATGAGTATTAATGAAAAAAGGGAAAACCTCTCACATTCATGGGTTTAATTTTGCAAAAGTTACCTATGGAACAGTTGACTCGGTTAATTTAAAGTCAATTTATCTAAACATTCAAACTTGGGTGGAACCTATTAAAGAATGTGATAATTGGACTAGGACAGTTCTCAATATGAGCAGAGCCATAAAACACTCCGTATATGAATCCGTTAACACAGACTTGTTTGATAACAAATTTATAGTTGATTTAGATTTACGTTCAAGTGGTATTAGTGAAGGTAAAAAATCATTTATGAATCTTGAAGTTAACTTTTATTTAATCCCCGATGATGTGGATTTTAAATCAAAAGAAATCAAAGACTCACTAAAAAGTATCACACAAAGGATTGTTGATGAGAATTTTATAGGGAACGACTACTTTAATTTTTATTTAACTAAAAAAGGTAAAACAAAAGAAGATTCACTACAATTAGAGAATGTTTGATATTTATTTAGAAAACATTTGATATGAGTTTAAGAATTTTAAATCCTACTGAGACTGGTAAAGGTATTTTAGTAGAATACGATGCAGGATATATATCGCCAACTGAGGAGCATAACGCAACTCTGATTAGAGAATCTAAAGGTATGTTAGACCACTCAAAGCCGTTTGAATTTTACGCGGTTTTACAGAAGTATAACACACCAAACAGAAACGGAAGAATATACCCTGAACGTATTCTAAAAAGAGAAGCTGAGAACTATAAAAAAATGATTGAGAAAGGAGTTGCTCTTTCAGAGTTAAACCACCCTGAATCATCGTTAATTGACCTTGATAGAGTATCTCACGCGATTACGGAGATATGGTGGGAAGGACCTGTGTTAATGGGTAAATTAAAACTATTAACAAGTCCAGGTTTCCACGAGAGAGGTATAGTATCTACCAAAGGTGATATGGCGGCAAACTACTTAAGACAGGGGGTAACATTGGGTATCTCATCAAGAGGGGTTGGGTCACTTAAAAAAGTTGGTGAACAGAATGAAGTACAAGACGATTTTGAATTAATATGTTTTGACTTAGTATCATCACCATCAACACCAGGGGCATATTTATTCAGTCAACCTGAAGAAAGATTTAATTTTGAAGAAAACCTTGAAGAAGAACAAAAAATGAAAGTACAAAGACAAGTTGGTGAAAATGGTAACAAATCACTTGACTTAATGAAAAAGTTGAACGATTATTTAGGGTATTAAAAAATTTAAATTATGGACGAAAAATATTTCATTGCAAAAGTAACCACTGATTTGGTTGACGAGAACTCGGGCAAAATCAAGAAACTAAGAGAAGAGAAGTTGGTTAGAGGATACAATCCTACTGACGTTGAAGCTAAAGTAACTAAAGTTTACGAAAACTACACTCAGGATTGGAGAATCACCGCAATTGTTGAAAGTAAAATTGATGAGGTGATAGATTAAAATAAATTTTAATTTTCAATAATTTAACTAAAAGGGGTCAATTCGACCCCTTTTTTTATTTTTTGCTATTTGGGTAATATTTATATGTAAATAAAAACCCGTTATCAAATCAGTTAAAATTAAAACTTTTTTGATAATGGGAGATATTTATATAACAAAAACAATAAAAAACGCATGGCGAAAGAAAAATCTTTAGTTGAGGAGGCAATCATCCAAATGAAAAATTTGGAAGAAGCTGTTGCCGAGAATGCAAAAGGAATACTTGCTTCTACTATGAAGGAAGAAATCAAAGAACTAGTAAAAGAATCTCTTACTGAACAAGAGGATGAGGTTGAAGTAGATGCTGAAATGGACGAACCTGAAATGATGGAACCTGAAATGGGTGACGACGAAGAAGGTATGGAAATGGATGCTGATAACATCGACGATATGGGTGACGAAGAAGAAGACACCATTGACCTTACAGGTGAAGAAGACGATGACGAAATCTTACGAGTATTTAGTTTGATGGGACCCGAAGATAATATCGTGGTTACCAAAGACGAATCTGGAAACATCAATCTTAAAGATTCTGAAAAAGAATACATGATTGTTGGAGAAGGTGATGACGAGTTTGAGTTTGACATGGACGAGTTAGACGAAGAATGGAACGAGTCTGACGAATTAGACATGATGGAAGATGATAATATTGACGATATCGTATCTAAAGTTTTTGCTGACGATGAAGAAGAGTCTGAAGACGAAGAATTTGAGTTTGAAGATGAATTTGAAATGGAAGAGCAAGGAGAAGATGATATGGGTGTTGAAGATGATGATATCATTTATGAAATCGAATTTGATTCTGAAGAAGGTTCTGACGAAGAACTTGACGAAATGTATGACGACGAACTTGAAGAAGAATACGAAGAAGGTGAAGACGTTATGGAGTCTAAAATGACCGTAAAACCTAAGGGTGTCGGAATGGGTTCACCAAACAAAAAAATATATTCAAACAAACCTAACATGGAGGGTGGCTTTAAAACTGTTAAGAAAAAAGCTGACAAGACTATGGGTACAGGTAAAGCTAAGTTTGAATACAAAGAAGGAGAGAACCTTGACGGTAAAATGAAAAACGTTAAAAAGGTCGAGACAAAAGAAGCATCAAGAACTTTAGGTGCTGGTTCTAACTTTAGAAAGGGTGGTTTACCAAAACCAAGAGCTCACTCTAAAGCAAACACCGCGATTAAAGAAAATGTAGATGCTACAGAATTACACGTTCTTAGAGAAAAAAATGAAGAGTACAGAAAAGCACTTAACGTGTTTAGAAATAAATTAAACGAAGTAGCAGTATTCAATTCTAATTTGGCTTACGCAACTCGTTTGTTTACTGAACATTCAACATCTAAACAAGAGAAAATTAACATCTTGAGAAGATTTGATAGTGTTGAGACTCTTAAAGAATCTAAGAATCTTTACAAGTCAATCAAAGAAGAACTTTCAACTACGACTAATAACAATCAATCTATTAATGAATCAATTGAACGTAAAATTGAAAACGTACAATCTACAGGTTCATCAATTAATTTGATTGAGTCTAAAACTTATGAAAATCCTCAATTCTTAAGAATGAAAGACTTAATGGCTAAATTAAAATAAAAATAAACTAAAAAATAAAAACAAAAAAATACTAAAATGGGAGCATTATTAGAATCAGGTCTTGTTGGTAACATCGGTCTTAAGCACCTTAAAGTTATCAAAGAAGATACTATCAACAAATGGGATAAATTAGGATTCCTAGAAGGTCTTAACGGCCACCTAAAAGAAAACGTAGCTCAGTTATATGAAAACCAAGCTTCTTTCTTAATTAACGAGGCAACTGCTGACGGTTCATCAGGTTCATTCGAAACTGTTGTATTCCCAATCGTTAGACGTGTTTTCTCTAAATTGTTAGCAAACGACATCGTTTCTGTACAAGCTATGAACTTACCTATCGGTAAATTGTTCTACTTTGTACCTAAAATTCAAGGTTACTCAGGCGGTACTGCAACACAAAGTGGTGAGCACTACGCACCTGTAGGTTCTCCAGGTAACTACCCTGGTAATCCTAACGCAGGTTACACTGGAGCAGGAGCTTTCCAAAAAAATCTTTACGATTTATTCTACGAAGGTAACGAACCAGCTTTAGACCCACCAGGATTATTTGACTACTCTAAAGGACGTTGGTCAGCTATTACTGCAAACACAGTAATCCAAGCTTGGCAAGGTAGTTCTTTAGTGAACGCAGAAATCGGTGAAGGTGAAATTATCCCTTCAGGTAACACAAGAAAAGTTATCGTTAAATTATGTGGTTTCGCACAAGCAGGTACTGGTAAAATGATTGGTCCTGATGGTTCAGAAATTGACACTGAGTCTTTCTTATCTGACTTAGTTATTTACACAGGTGCTGGTTTAACAGTTGCGGCTGATTCACCATGTACTGTATCAACAGGGGCTTTATTGTTCAGAGTTGTTACTCAACAATATGGTCAAGGTATCGTAGCACCTAACTACAACACAACTCAAACTACATGGCCTTCAACAGGTAATGGTGGTTCTTACAATGACGTATGTGACGTAGAAGGTTGTATCTACTTAGAAGTTGACTTATCTTGTCCTGTATGTGCTAACTGTGACGCAACATCTTTAGATGGTTACACAGGTACTACTATTGAAGAAGCTGCTTCAGGTACATCATTCGCTGCGGCTTGGAGACGTTACGAAGAGTTAGAATTTGAAGACAAAATTGGTGAAGTTTCTTTCGACCTTGAGTCAGTTACAGTATCTGTAACAGAAAGAAAACTAAGAGCACAATGGTCTCCTGAATTAGCTCAAGACGTAGCTGCATTCCATAACATCGACGCTGAGGCTGAGTTAACAGCATTGTTATCTGAGCAAGTTGCAGCTGAGATTGACCGTGAAATTTTACGTGACTTACGTAAAGGTGCGGCTTGGAACCTACGTTGGGATTACAATGGATGGAGAAGAATCTCTGGAAATATGACTTACACTCAAAAAGACTGGAACCAAACATTGATTACAGCTATCAACCAATTGTCAGCACAAATCCACAAGTCAACACTTCGTGGTGGAGCTAACTGGATTGTTGTATCATCTGAGGTTTCTGCAATTTTTGATGACTTAGAATACTTCCACGTATCTAACGCTTCACCTGAGCAAGACCAATACAACATGGGTATTGAAAGAGTTGGTACATTAGCAGGTCGTTACCAAGTTTACCGTGACCCTTACTTCCCAGCTAACCAAGTGTTAATTGGACACAAAGGAACGTCATTGTTAGACACAGGTTACATCTACGCACCGTATGTACCTCTACAATTAACTCCTACAATGTACAACCCATTCAACTTTACACCTATCAAAGGTATTATGACACGTTACGCTAAGAAAATGGTTAACAACCGTTTCTACGGACGTATCACAGTTGACGGTGTTCGTACATTCGACTTAAGAGAATTGAGATAATCAATCTCCTAAGGGAAATATTAAAAGGGACGAGTAATCGTCCCTTTTTTATTTTAAGGATATTTATGTTATATGGGTAATTTACGTCAATTAATTAAGGAGCATTTATTATTAGAGAAAAGAATTGCTCAGTTAATGTCATCATTTAAAGTACAATACTCATTTGAGGTTGATAGAACAACCCACGCCTACCACAGAAAAACAAGAACAGGAATCTCAGATTATAATGAAAAAGAAATCTCAAATGCCGAGATTAAATATATTGTTGAATTATCTTTACGAGACATTGCTGAAAAAATTGCCCAACATAATATTATTCATGACGAATCATTTGTTGTTAAATCTGTTGATAAAGAAATTGCTATCGCCATAGTCCCAAAACATGTTGAGGATAATTTTTGGAAATTAATTATTGTTACAGTATTTAGAGAGTCTTTAAATAATCCATTTAGAGTTGGTGAAGACCAATTAGTAATTTGGGTTGATTAAATAAAAAAACGGGTGGTTGTATCTGAATCGTTCCTCCCCCGTTCAAATAAGTCAGTTTAGACTTACCCATGTAATTAAATACAATGTATCTGAATCGTTTCCTTTAATTACCACACAAAGGTACGACTTTTTTTTGATTTATGCGATATTTATATAATAAAAAATCAATATCATGAATAAATTATTTTTAATTAATGAGGATGAGAAGAAAAGAATCTTAAGTCTTCATGAATCTGCAACAAAAAAACAATACCTAAAAGAAGAAGATTCTGTTATGGAGCCTGATACAAATCAAGAAATATCTGAAATTGACGCTGGTATGTTAACAACTGCAACTATATTAGGTGGTCCTCTTGGTACTATTATAGCGGCATTTAATGCAGGTCAATCAGGTGACAAAGCTCGTGCAATATTCCAAAAATGTCGTACATCTAAAGGTAAACTTGGTAAAAGAAAAATGAATGATAGTTATTTGGCTAAAATTGCCGATAATATAAATAAAGCTGTTGAAGGTGTGGGAACTAACGAAGGGTTAATTAAATCATCTTTTCAGTTAGTTTCAAGTATTGCCGACTTATGTGCATTATCTAATATCTATTTAACTAGACACAGTGAAAATCTATATGACGCTCTTGACGGTGATATTGATTCTGATAGCGAATGGAAATCATATGTGTTTTTACCTTTATTAGATAATGCTGTTAAAAACAGTAAAATAGAAATGGACGCTATGACTAAACAAGCGGAAGAAGATAAGAAATTAGCACCTAAAGCTGCGGCTTGTAAATGGGTTATTCAAAAACCTGATGGTAGTACAGTTCCTGATGTTGCTGGTTATAGAAAATCAGGTTGGAAGTGTCCTAAAGATGGTACAACAACTAGTAACACTAAAACAAGTCAAACTGTAAAGAAAACCTCAACCGTATCAACACCTAAGAGTGGTGGTGTTAACTATTCTGATTACGGTATTTAACATTTATTAAAATATTTTAAAATGAAAAAAAGATTAATTATTAGCGAATCAGATAGAGAAAGTATCTTAAAATTACATAACGATAGAAAAAACTCTTTATTAAAAGAACAGGCATCAACCCAACAACCTGTACCTCAACAACCTACGTCGGAAAGATTTTTAACTGCGAAATGTCCTGGTAAAGACACTAAACCTGGTCAAACATGTAACGAAAAAGTTTTAAAATTACAAGTTAAGATTAATGATAAGTGTCCTACAGATAAATTACCTACCAAATTAAAAGAAGATGGTGTAATTGGTAATAACACAAAAAATGCCATGACCGCGTGTGACTCTTTTATTCGAGTTAATGTTACTAATACACCTGTGGTTAACACACCGAGTGATAACGCTTCGTCAAACAACTCATTAACTATTGATTCATTAAGTGTTTAAGAATGGGTAACATTATCAACGAAGAATTGTACAGAATGAAATACCTTTTTGGTTATCAAAGAGGTGTTGTGATTAGCGAACAAGACGACCCATTCGAAGACCAAGCTTTACAACAATATAATTGGAAAGGTAAGAAAAAGGGTTTAATGGATTTGACTAATCCTCAAGGTATGTATGCGTTTAACGTTGGTTATGAAGGTGGTAAATATACATTAACAAGTGCCTCTGAAGCAATTAGAGTGACTAGTAAAGGTGAAGAAAAAACTACAACTACACCACCTGAGATTGTTAAAGAACCTGTTTTAAGTGAATTAAATTTAGTTGGTAGTGCATTCCCATACCCTGACAACATGGTTAAACCAAAATTTGATAGTTTCCCTGAAGCTAAAAAAGTTTATGACCAATTCATCCAATCAATATTAGACTTCCTTAAATCGGCTGATTTAACCAAGATGGGTAAATTCACCATTCAAGGTACGGCAGACTCCGCAAGACCTACTTTAGATATCCCTAAAGGTTATTCTAAATTAGACCACCCTGGTGAGTTATATGACGGTAAAAAAGACCCTAATGAAATGAACCAATACTTAGCCGACACAAGAGCAAGTGAATTAGGTAAAATCATCGTTCAAGATGTCTTAGATAAAACAGGTGTTGATATTTCTAAAAACATTGTTTATGAAAAAGGTATTAACTATTATGGTCAACAAGGTAAACGAGGTTTTGAATACAAAAACGTAACGGTAACCCCATCACAAAAAACGGTTAGTGTTAGCCAACCGGATAAAATAGTATCAACAGTCCCATCAGTGTCTTCAGGTTCTACATCAACTGAAGGTCCTAAAGTAGTTGAAACATTCTTTGACCTTTCACCTTGGGGTGGTAGTTTAGTACCAATGAAAAGATTAAAGAATGGTGATTATGCAATAACCACTAAATACATATTAGATAATAAATTATTTGTTAAAGGTGGTGGTGGTCTTTTAAATCTTTGGGACGTGTCAGGTCTTAACGAAATTGGTGAAGTTAAAGGTGAGATAAAAGATGGTGAGTTATTAGTTAATGGACTTTCTTTTGGTACTTTAATGAGTACTGATACTCAAGAAGCTGAATACCAATATCAAGCAGAATCTACTACTAAGTTTGTAAGTAAAAGTAGACCAATGATTACGGGTATTAGAGATGGTGAGGCGATTATACGATTAATTAGATTCGCCTTAACAACAAGAAAATAATTTATCGACTAAAGAATCCTGTAACGTACACACCTTTTTGACCTTCCCAAACACCTTCTGTACAAGAAAAATCTCCGTATGGGTAAGTTTTTAAAATTGCGTTTTTGTGTGACTTTGAACTATAAAAGTTATTTAAGATATGGTTAGCTAACTCTTCATAAGTTGTTTTACCATACTTGAAAGTTGCAAATGTACAAATTTCTTCAGAATTTCCTGTAATCATTTTGGGTTTATTGAAACGAGCCAATCGGTCATTAATATCACCAAGTAAAACACCTTGATGAACTTTATCGTTTTTATGTGTACATACCGAGTATTTTGACATGTAAGATGATTGGTACTCAGCACATTTAAAAGTAACAGGATTTGAATTTTTCAAAACAGAACTATCCAAAGTTCTTTGGTTACATAATTCTAAAACTAATGAGTTTAAGTATCCAATATCAATTGGATTAATAATCACATCTTCTTTAGCCTGTGAAAAGCTAAAATTGTGTACAATTAAGAATACTAATACGAATAACAGTCTCATAAAACAAAGATATATAAAATATCTCAGTTTACAAAATTATTCTTCAGGTTTTTCTTCTTGAGTTTGTTCTTCCGTATTTTTTGATAAAATTCTGACAACTTTTGAAACCACTTCAGACTCACCTAACGTAAACGTACCTGACTTAAACGAATGAACTAAAGCTTGGATTGCAAAATACTTAGCTTCGGACTCAGTCATTGTGTCTAAAATCATTTCTAAATGTTCTTCTGAGTACAACGGTACTGTATTAAATAGGTTTCCGAATAGTTGTCCGCTTTCCATAATATTTGATGTTTACTTGATATTTATAATAATAATAATAAAAAATGTATGTTAAGTAAAACCATTAATAAGATATTAAATGAAGTAACCTCATCAAAGACAGGTGCTTCTGTTGGTTATTACGTACCACCGTTTCAACCAGGTCTACATGAATTTGAACATAACGATTTAAAACCATTTGTTACACCTGTGTCAGAATTTACTAGCCCTGAATTAGCTCACGATAGTTATGATGGTAAAGTACACTCAAACAAGGGTAAAGTATCAAAAATTGAATCTAAAGCTAAGAAAGGCGCTAAACATGTTGAAGATAATTATGACTTTATTACTATTGGTGAATCGGAGTGGATTGATATAGAAAAGATTCCGTTAAATGAAGATTTAGGTGTATGGTTTGGTACTAAGAAGAAACCTAAAGGTTCTAAACAACCAAAAGGTCCTTGGGTTAACATATGTCGTAAAGTCGACGGAAAACACCCCCCGTGTGGACGACCTGACACCGATAAAGGTGCTTATCCTAAATGTCGTGCAGCAGGTGTTGCAGGTAAGATGAGCGACTCACAAAAGAGAGCCGCTTGTCAACAAAAACGCAAAGCGGAAAAGAAAGACACTCAAACAGGTAAAGGACAAAAACCTGTAATGACTTCGTACAAACCAAAGAACGAGTCTATTAGACTATCTGAGAATCAATTAGAGAGTCTTGTTAAGTCAATTGTTAAAGAATACTTAAACAAACCTTAAGACTTAGAAACTTTATCTAAAATAGATGATAATGAGTACACAATTTGTGAACGTATTTCTGACTCATAATCTTCTCTGATTTTTTCAGTTTTAGAATCGTAAATTTTTCGTAATTTATCCCATTCATCAAATGTCAATCTAACATCGTAATGGTATACGTGGTTTGTGATACTAACTTGTGTATCATCTAAAACAACAAACAAACCCAAAGGCTCATTTTTAATATATCGTTTTAATGATACAGGTGCAATAAGGAATACCGACTCAGGATGATTAATTAATTTTCGACAAATAGAAAGACAGATTGTTTCATTTTTAGTTAACTCTCTTTTTTGGTTTAAAGGATTATTCCTAAACCATCGTTTAGTTTTTACTGAGAGTCTTTTAAACCATCTTTTTAGTAATTTTTTCATGTTGGGTATTTTTTGTTCGTACAAAGTTAAGTAAAAAACCCGTATAAAAAAATAACCCCACTAAAAAAAGTGAGGTTATTGTAAATTTTTTTTAACAATTGGATTAACAGTATGGTGATGAACATCTTTTTTTACCGTCAAGTCCTGGTTTGGTACCTTTACATACTTGAACAGCGTATCCGTTAGCGTAAGCTGATGGGTAAACATCAAATTTTGATTTAGCTGCTGCTTTACCACGAGCACATAACTTAGTACCCGGTTTTTTACGACCTTCCATCATAACCATATCTTTATCATCAACATTCATTGATAACTCCATCCCATCTTTTTTGGTTTCATTCATTAAGAAATCAAAAACTTGGTCTAAGTTATTCTTAGCCTCAGCAATATGGTCTTGAGCCCAATCATGACCGTTAGAAAGAATTTCCTCAACCATATCACGGTCTAAATCTAACAATAAATCACACTGTCTTCTCATTTGTTCTAAATTAGAGAAGAACATATATCGTTCAGATTCTTGTTCAGATAATATTTTTTTAATAATCTGACTTAATTCAGATTCATTCATTCTAACTACTTTTTTCATAATTAAGAATTTAAACCGTTACCACCGATAACTACGGCATTTAATTGAGTAACTGCGTTACCATAACCATCAGTGTAAACTGGATGGGGTGTAGGTTGAGTTTCTGCAACATCGTTACAGATTCTACACTCTTCGTATTCTGTGTTTGCGTCTCTTTCGTCCATGATTGTGTTTTTTATATAAATATCATTAAGGTTCCAAATACTTCATATTAGTGATTTGAAATTTGATTTGCCTTTTATAAGTGTTTATTTCACCACTACTTTCTACTTGAATATCAATAAAGTATTCGTTAGGTATCTTATCACGAGTATCAAAGATAAAGTAATACTCATTAGGGGTTCTGTTAATTTTAGTCCACCCTTGAACCTCAACCTCAGTCTGACCTTCTCTAACATACACACGATAAGAAGCGTCAACAGCGGGTAAAAGTTTATTTGCGGTGTAGGCTTGTTTAATAACAACACCAACTTTTCTAATGTCCGAATTTAAAATCTTCTCATCTTGTTTAATACCATAAAAATCAAACCCGTAAATCTTAGGGTCAACTGATACGGTACCAATTTGAATTGAGTTTTTAAATGGTTGTAATGTAAATTCGTTGTATTGAATTGGTAATGGAAACCCGTTGTAATTTAAGTTCGTCCATTTGTCAGTAAACATACACGGAGTCTTATAACCAATCATTGGCGGTATAACAACTTCGTAAACACCTTTAGTTCTTTGACATGTAGGTAAGTTAATTAAACCTGGTACTTCATTACCCGCAGCGTCAATAATTGTTACATTAGGTGTGTTATCCAAGTTGATTGGATTACCGTGTTCGTATAGATATAGGTATAACTTATTAACTTTACCAAGTGTAAATAAGTTTCTATCATCCTCGATTAAATCGTTGTAGGTAGTTTCTAAAAAAGGTTCGTAGAATGTTTGAGTGTGTCTTGTAAAGAACTGAACTTCGTAAGTATTTGATAAACCTCTTAAATTTTCAACCTGAGGAACGTAAGCGATTCCCCAACCTGAAACATTAGTTAAAGTTCCGTTGATAATAGAATTGATTTCATTAGTCATGTCAAAAGCAATGTTCTCATTACCAAACTCAAAATGTTGTGTGTCAACGATGGTTAACGCACTGAAAGGTACATTACCCGTATTTTCATTGTTGTAAACACCAGGTTCTGTCCAAACACCAATAGTTGTTGTTTGATGCCAGTTAGATGGTCTGTCTGAAAACGCCTTGTCTTCTTCACTATTTTGGTAAACCAAATCTGCAAAGTCATAACCAACACCCTCATCCCATACTTGTGGTAAATTGGGGTCGTTATTGATATACGGTATTCTAAATAAAATTAAATCAAATGATGTCGCTCTTAAACGTCCTTGTGATGTTGACGTATTTAACAATTCTAAATCAAATGTTGATGTGTTGACCATTCTAAGAGTATGAGTCATATTGTCCGTACAACCTGTTGTGATTGTTCCGTCCTGAATTTTCTCTAATAATAAAGAAAGGTCTAAATCAAATATGAAACGGCTAAACCCGTTTGGGTATTGTGTTGACGTACCGGCAGTACCATAAAATAATTCCATAACAGGGTTTCTACCTGTGTTGGTGAAACTATTTGAAATTATAGTATTGTTTTTACTAAAATAGGAATTGTTAATTGACATCTAAGTGTTTTACTTATAAATATCAATTAATTCGGATATTTTGATTTAAGATGGTATTTTCTGCGTTAGCTAGAATTGTGTCAATCTCGACTGACGTTTGACCATTACCAGCGGCAACCGGTATTGGTGGTACAGTGGCTGTTGCGTGAACATGTCCTGTGATATACGAAAACATTTTACGTAGTAGTACAATAATTTCATCACCTCTAACCATAGGGTATGTTTTAGATTCAATACTATTATTATCACCAACAAAATAAGGTGCACTACTTTGACCATCACCCGATTGTTTAATTCCGTATAAAGACTCACTTAAACTAATCTTACCTTTCGGTCCTTCAGAATCTTGTGATAGTATGAACACTTTCTGAGCCCCCATAACACCATAACTAACTGACGAAGGTAAAAAGTCACTTGGCGTGTACTTCTCAAGTACTGGTGTGTATTGTTGACCTAAAATAGGTTTATTATTTTTGTTTTCCCAAACCAAAAACCACCCACGTTTAACCAAACCTGTGTTAATGGTTATTTTGGACATAAACTTCAAATAATTGTTTAACTCGGCAATATCGTTGGAAGTTGTTGATGCTGAAAATTTAACCCCCGTTTGATAGGTTAATTTAGACGGTGTTACAACAAATGGGAAAATATTGGTGACAGGTTCATTTTTTAAATTGTTTGGAATTGCGTATTCCGGCATGTCAATAAACATATTAAAGACACCACTAATAAATTTGTTTATTATAACAATCGATTCATCAAATGATTTTTGATTAAACTGAATATCAAACATTTTTACATAATCAGCACCCTCACTTAATTTATTAATACTATCAATTTTAAAGTTTTTTGAATTAACTTTTTCTGAAGGTATCACATTATATAAACCAACAGTCCCATTAAAAACATCTTGAGTATTTTCTAAATTTAGTATGTTCCAAATCACCATCTTTTTGGTAACTTTAATATTTTCTTTTAACCTAACTACACTCTCAACCTCACCCAAAACTTTTCTTTGACCAAAATTAGTTAATTGAATAAAGGCTCTGTTAGGATTACCTGATGGTAACACTTCAGGTTTTAAGTCTAATGTTTTACCGGCTCTAATTAAAACCTCATCTTTTTTAACAATAATATCTGCAGTACCTCTACCTAATAAAGCGTTATCTCCTGGTTCGGGGAATATACCCACACTTTTACTATCACGATAAACACCATTCTCATTCTTTAATGATTGTTGAGATTGGATTCTATCACCCGCGGCTAAATATTTTTTAGCCCCTTGATAAAATTCCTGAGGTAAATTCATTGGTGAAGAGAAAGGTCCTTGGATGTAGAATTTGTTATCAGAATCCGCATTTTTGTTCATATAAATGATATGAACGTATTCACCTGGTAATGGTGTTTGGCTAAAAAATAATGGTATAAAAGATAAAAAAACTAATGGGTCGATACTTGTCCATTTATATGCTGGTTTTAAATCAATTACATTACCCTCATCATCAATTTCTAAATAAGAATTATCAACACCGCTAATCAAATCCAATAAGTTCTTAGTCTCGGGTATAACTCTCAAACGACCTAACATCATTGGGTCTTGATTGTCATAAACAACACCGGGAAAAATTATTTGATGTCTATTTTGATTATCTAATTTCATTTTTTAGTTCTTGATTTATACTCTTTTAATACTGTGTTATATGTTACTTCTAATTTATCTAAATGTTCTGTTAATTTGATTAACGACTCTTTAGTATAATTAAAGTCTTCTTGGATAAAGTCCATGGCAAACTCTAAGTCTTTATTAGAATGTGACTTGTAGTCTTTAACAATTCGTAAAACTTTTTCAGCTTGTTCTTTTTTATTCATATTATAATTTTTTACCGTAAGCACTTGATGGTACAGTAAGTCCTGCTGGTGTCATGGTTAAAGCTCCAATCGCAATCTGAACTTTTCCATTTTCAGCTTCTTCATTACTCATCGCTTTCATTTGACCAAATATTTTTAATATATCTAAATTTGGACTACCGTCAGGCATAGGTCCTGTTGGTATTCCCAATTTTTGCATTTCTTCGATTGCTCCGATAAACGCTCTTGATTCTGAATATCCATCTAATAACTGAGAACCAAATAATATTGGTAATGGTATACTATTACCAAATCCCGTCCCCGCAATTTTTAGTAACCACAATATTTCATCAATAACACTTTTACATTTTCTCCAATCAGATATAAATTCAGCAATCACTAAAAGTAATTGTATTAACTTTAATATGATAATATATTTTTTACTTAACTTTTCTTTCGCAATATCTTGAATAATTGATTGTAATAAGTTCTTAATATCTTTTTTAATTAAATTAAATAATTCTTGAACGAATATCGCACCAATTTTTGATGTTAAATTAATAAAGAATGTTCTAAATTGTTTTGCAAAATCCATCAATGAATTTATTGAGTCCATAAACGTATTACCAATCGACTTTAACATTATGAAAATCGGTAATAATACTTTTGGTGAAATGACACTCATTAAAATTCCGTTAACCATTAACTTAACAAAATTAAGGTCTAATTCTGCTTTGATATTACCTTCAATAGCGAATCCCGCCCACGCAGGATTATTCACCATAGTTTCAGTCAATGAATCCGCCGCAGCAACCAAATCACTATCAGGTACAAAATTTAATTGACCTAACCCATCAATAATTTCTTCAAAATTAACGGGTAATTTAACATTCTCACAACTCAAAAACTCAACAACACCATTCTTAACATTAGTTATTCTTTGTTCAATATTTCTTAAGTCAATTTCATTAAATTCAAAAAAAGAATCGTCAATACCGTCTAATTCTGCAATTTTAGCAATACCACTAACATCAATTTCTTTAGTATTGTCAAAACATAAACCCAATACTCTTTGGATTATTGCTGAGAATTTAGATACGTCATCAGTTTGAGTAATACCAACATTTCCCGATATTGATAAACAACCACTTAATGATTCCATTATGTATGCCATAATATTTGTGAAATCAACAACCTTGATTGTTTTGTAATAATCTTTAAGAAAGGTACCAACTTTATTAATGTTATTGACTCTATTATATAGTGTTACTTTGTACCAAGGGCCGGTTTCACCAATATTATTAAATTCGACGTATTGAATATCAAATAGGTCTTGACCTGACGCTCCTTTATATGGTTGACCATTATCTACGGTATATGGGTTACCCGTCTGAATTAACTGATATAATTCTTTATTCATTGAGAATGGTGGTACTTGGACTACTATAGGTGCCTTTTCATACAAAACTTTACCATCATCACTATTTGGGTCTTTTTTTAGTAAATTAATTAAATCGATTGAACTTACTTTAATATATAAAACTTGTTGTGTAAATGTTTGTTGTTCATCACAACCAACAGCATTAAGAGCTTCTTCATTAAGTAATTCAGCAATTTTTGGTTCGATATTCTTAATAGTTTTTAGTAATAACTTTTTAACGTAGGCGATTGAATTACTACCCTTACCACCAGTAACATTGTTAATATCTAACAACTGCTCAAACTGAGTTTTAATTTCTCTTTGAAATCTTTTTTGTTGTTCCTTAACTTGATTTAATGACTTAGTTAAATCTTGTTTCTTATTCTCGAAAGATTCACCGGCACTCTTAACCGTGTCGTCATATTGCGTCTTTAACTCCTTATAAGCCTTAGACGCCTCAATTTTCTTCTGAGCTTCTTTATAATCAAGATTAAGGTCAACTGATGCCATTATTTACCCATTTTATAATTTTCGTCTTTATTCATATCCTTTTCAATAAGACTCTGTAACACGTCATCATCCATGCCTAAATCGGCAATAGAGAACGATTCGTTATTGCTACTTGAATTGGATTTTTCCCAAATTGACGATTGTAATTTAGATAGTGTTAATTTCTTCTCAACACAGTCGTTGATTATCTTTTGTTGTTTCTCAATAACAGGTCCGATTAGTGTCATATCTTCGGGTTCCTTCATCATCGATAACATCTTATTCTGTATACGAATTGCTGTATTTCTCTGCTCAACTAATTCGTTGTATATTTCTTGCATAAGAGACAACATGGACTCTTTTGTAAGATTAATCTGTTTTTTCTGAGGTCTTGCCATACTAATAAATATAAAAGTAGATATTTTATTTAACCATCTTTTGTATTAGACCTGTATACATAACCTTATACCTCTTCATTGACCCCCTAATTTCTTTGGTGGTTAAATTAGTCATTTCACGTAATGTCAATAAGATAATATTTTTATTAAATTTGTTATTGTCATTACCAATAAAGATTTGTTCATAGTCTTTAAAAATATCATATAAAGCGTGTCCTAACTTTAACTCATTTTCATTTAATGGTTCCGTTTCTAAGAAATTATCTAACTCTTCTAAAAACCTTTTAATCACTTTTTCGGAATCTAAAGTATCACCGTCAATATGATATGCAAAATCTTCACTATTTTCTAAATTTGAAGATATGTCTTCGTAGGATATTTTACGATTAATTTCTTTTTGGTCTTTGATGATTTGACCCATCAAATAGTTCTTACATATTGTACCAAAGTAAGAGTAAGCCTTCTTTTCTTTAGAAGGCTTAAACTTTTCTATTTTGGTCATTAAGAATGAGTGAGTATCCACATGTATCTCTTCAAAGTCCATGTCTTTTCGGTACAATTTGTATCTTCTAATAATTGAAGATATCATTTTGTCTAAAGGTTTCCTCAAAAACTCATTATAAATTTTATTTCGTTCTTCGTAAGTGGTTGCTTCTAAAAATCTAATAACAGCTTGTTCCTCGGCAACGTCGAAATAATTTACTTGTTTTGGTTTTCTACCTTTCTTTTTTAACTCAACATTTGTTTCACTTGTTAAATTATTACTTTCAATCATTAGACCTGTTGAGGTTCAAACTTTATGGCTCTGTCATGAATAAAGAAATATTCTTTTTTAGCCGAGTCAATCCAGAATTTAACCTCTTCTTCAGTTAATCTGTCTTCACCATTTTTGTAGTTCCAAAAAATAGAACCATCACGTAAGTTAGTGTGTTTATAACCAATACGAGGAATTGACATTACTCTGATTGAGTTGTGAGTTAATCTTAAAAGTAATTCGTATCCGAATGTAAGTTTGAATGATGGTTTAAATAAACCAAAGTCTAAAAACGCCGACTTCTTAATTACCATTCCTGATGTTTGGAAGTTTTGGTAATCGTGTAAAGTTTCGTTGGTTAAGATACCCATTTCAGGTGTAAAGTTCGCGGCAAATGTCGCTTCGTTTGTAAAACCTGCGAATTTACCTTGAGCGTCAGTATCAACCACGATAGGTAAAAATACTTGAGTATCAGGATACGCTTTTGAATACATATCAACATTTTTAAACCAAATACTTGAGTACTCATCATCAATCTCAAAAAATGAAATCCACTCTGATTTAGCCTCTCTAGCACCATGATTAATTTGTGCGGAATAATTGGGTTCTTTGTCCCAAGAAATCATTCTCACATTTAAATCACCAAAGTCAAAACCTTTAATGTAATCAACCAAGTATGTTTCAGGTGTGTGGACAATAATCAACTCACTGAAACCCATTTTTTGAATCTTTAACGATTCAATACATTTTTCAAAATATTCAGTAAACCCGTTAGATTTTCCTGATTTAATCGGTAAAATAACCGAAACGTCAAATTTGTTTGTACTTTCCATAATATTATTCAATTGTTTGTAGTTTAGATAGTTGTTCTTCAAAAGATTCTACTCGTTTATTAATGTAACCCTCAAATAGAGAAACTGCCACTTTTTCAAACTCTTCTTTTGTTGATTGATTCTCAACAGTTTTTAACATCTCATCAATCATTGTTGGGTTGATGTTATCCTCTAACCAATTTTGGACGAAGTCTGCAACAAAATCAACTATCTGTACTTTGTTGTTAATCCAAATACCGTTATCCTCATTAATCCAAGTAGGGACCATGTTAGGTGCTAAACCCAAAACAGGAACACCTGACTTCATTGCTTCTAATGGGAATGTACCATAAGAACTTGTCTCATCTACCCAAACGGCCAAACAAGACTCTCTAAGTGCGTTTCCAAATTCTTTTTCAGATAAACCTCTCATATCTCTAAAAGTAACCCACCTATATTGGGGGAACTTAATGTAGAAAGACTTAATCATATTGATAGCATCTCTTTGTTCTCTTGTATGAACAGCGATGATTGGTTTCGCGGGTAACTCTCCTTTGTAAAAATTATCTGAGATAAAAGGTTTCAAAATATCATAAGAAACATTCTTCATAATCTCTTCAAGATATTCTTGTTGTCTTTCCGATGTTGTAATACATTTAAAGAAACCTAATTGTGACCAAGTTTGACCTGGTTGTAATGTTTCTAAAATGTGGTCATAAGCCTGACTCAATACAATTTTTCCACAAGGTAATTTAGAAATTTGTGACATCACAAAACCATATAACTCAGGGATTACAATTAAGTCTTCAGGTGAAACCTCAAGATTTTGACCCTCAATTGCTTTATGTGGTAGTGTTGTCATATATTCCTCACCCAACCAAGTTGAAACTCCAAAATAATCTGGTTTCTCATGTAAGATAATTGGGTTATACCCCGCGTTTAAAAGTGCCATACCCAAGTTGTAGATGTAAGCAACTGATGCTTTGGCGTTACCTCTTGTATCCTGAACAATAAGATAAATTCTTGAAGTTTTATCTTTCATGTTCTGAATAGATTTTTCTAATTTAGAAATTTGCTCTTGATTCATAATTTTAATATTTGTTTAATAATTGTTTGTTTATTAAAGTGTTAAATGCCAATTTAAATGGTATTGTAATCTCGGAACTTTTATCACCTAATGTTTCATCAATATCCCCACCCTCCATAAGGACTTCAATCATTAATTTTATGGTGTCGTATTTTACAATACTAATGTGAGCTTCACTTGGTGTTTCACCTGATGAGGGAGTTTCGTTTTTAATTTGGATATACTCATCAATTTTGTCTAAATCCAAATAATAATATTCTCCTAAAATTTTTAACATACCTTTAGTTCTTTAAGTACTTCTTCAAGTTCCTTTATTGTGTTTATTTTATATTCCGACTCAACGTCTTGATTAAAATCTGTGACATATTTAATTAATATTTTGTCGGAAGGATGATTTAATAATAAGGCAGGGTTTGACGTAAGTAAAATATCAATTTCGTCCCACATTGAATTTAATGTTGACGTGCTATAAAATTTAACTTTCTCAAATTCACAACCAAACTTAGATAAGAAAAATAACGATGCTGGTTTTGATTTTCCTATCTCATCAGATACGATGATAAAATCATTATTATCTCGTAATCTATGATAAATGTCATTTAAATCATTGAACGTAGAATATTCTGCTGATTGAGAATGTCCAAATATTTCCATCGGAAATTCTTCATATAAAAATGAATATAATTCCTCATCATCTCTAAATGTGAAATGATTTTTAATTTCTAAAGAATTAATAGGTGTGGTGATTTTATATTCAAAATCATCCGCATCTTCAATACCTTCAGTTTTATCAATCATAAACTTTTGATAAGTTTGTTCTATCTTACCTAAAGTATTCCGTAAGACTCCGTTAATTTCAATACCTATTCTCATATTAATATTCTTTTAGATGGTGTACCAACGTAAGTACCTGGTTCTATGATATGTTTTACAACACCGGCATTTAAACCAAGGGTAACATCATCACATATGTTTATCTTCTCTTTTATTGATGCGTTGGTACCAACATAAACTCTATCACCAATAACACAATTGCCCGATACGATGGACCCTGGCATCGCACTAAAATAATCACCAATAATAACGTCGTGACCTATTTGTGAGCCTCTATTTAATATCACATGATTACCCAATTTAATGTTTGTTGTTAATATTGTATTCGAACCTATAAAACAACCCTCACCAATCTCAATGTCATGAGACATAATTTGTGATGATGAATGAATGTGAGTGAAAAATTTAGTTTGTTTAGGTAATCTTTTTATAACATTTTCTCGGTCTTTAGGGTTAGCTATTGCGACAATAACTTCATACTCGTTAGGATTTAATTTTGATAATGGTAAACAATCGGTATTTTTTTCGTTGTACCATTCATCATCAACAAAAAATTTTAACCCTATTCTTTCCATTAAATCTAAAGAGTGGTAAACTTCACTCGCATGACCACCATATCCGATTATACCCTTTTTCATTTTTTATAAATTTCAAATTTAGATAAATCAGGATAAGGTAATTCCAAATCATCAATTTGTTTTTTATTACCATTTAAATCGTAGAATTGTGACATCATTAATAATCCTCTCGCAGCCAACTCGGGCATCATATA